TGTGCCTGCAATGATGAACAGCGAAAACGCTATCGGTATCGACCACAAGCCATCGAGCAACTGAAGGTTGTATCGGATAAACTTGTAAGTATTACTTGGCGGTTCACTTTTTGGTTTTGTCTGCTTCTTTGTTGACATTGCTTCGTAATTTTAGTGAAAGCTCACGCTCGTATTTGCGCAAACGTTCGGTGTATTCCTGCTTCAAAGTTTTTTTATCACTCATGGTATGCGATTAATGATGTTACGTGAGTAAGTAGGGCGAAAGCTGGTGGCAGTATTGCCCGATGAAAACTGATAGTTCAGCGTGTTGGTCACATCAGTTCGTGGTGAACGGTCAGGCCATTGCGCTGTGCTGTATTCAGGGAACAAACTGCTGTTAGCGCACAAGTAATCGACTAACAAAGTGGTATAGTGTTCCGCGTTTTGACGTGCCCGGTCAATCATATCTTTCATTACCACATCAGAAATAGGCACGGTGTCTTCGCTTTGACGTTGTACAAGCGTGCCATTGTCCATGCGATAGCATAGATTCGGAGTTACGTCCACCATTACCCACCATAGCAGCATCTTTTGGATGTAATCTTCAAGCAATGTTTCGTAGTTACCGCTAATCGTACCTGCAGCAACATCTGCTTTTATCTTATTGAGCAAGTCGGTTCCCAAAAAGGGAAGTAGCCACTTGTCCTGTGCTAAATAGATAGATGGGTAAAGAAGGTTTGGATCTAAACTGCCATTGACAGTTGTGTACTTCTTGACGTAGTTTTCGGATATTAGTAATACTTCAGCCATAGTTTTAATTATTTGTTTGCGAATCTTGGGTTATCAGGAAGGAAACCTTCATAAGGCATGTCGCGTGGTTCTTGTGCTACCTTTGGATTATTTCGCACGGTGTACCCAGCTTTTTTTACTCGTACATCCATCGCTTCTTTAATATCTGGATTAGTTAAGTCCAAACCAAAACCTTTTGCACTTGCAAAGGTCATCTTGCGCCACACGTGGCCACATGCTCCTCCGCCCTTCCACAACCAAATGCTATAGGTATTAGCCCCTCGTGGTCCCCATCCTTCATTGACTATTTGCTTACCCATTTGCATAATATCTTCTTTGCGATATAGCTTATCGGCTGCAATCATTTTACGGCAAAACTCACGCGAATTCTCTTGAATTGCTCCGCTGTATTTGTAACGTGTATAGAACTTTACATCGTCAATGGTTTCATCCTGCGCAGACTTCGCATTAGGTCGCGCAGTTCCTGTGCTTGTAGTGCCAAAATTGTGTGCTGCTAAACTTTCGTTATCTGCATCGTCCGTGTCATAGTCAACATCGTATTCATCAATTAATACCCAGTCTTCATCTTGGTCCTCACCTAATGCAATTAATGCATCTGCTACTTTGTTATCATCAAAGTCAGCAGCATCTACTTTTTTTTTTTCACCCATTAAGTGAGGCAGCGCAGCAGAAAGAACGGTTTGAACTATTGAAGTGATTTGATCAGTATTTAATGCTGTAGAAGCAGCTTCGACTACTGTTTCAGTAGCTTTTGCGGTTTGTACCTGCTCAATAACCAAAGGTGTATTAGGCACAATCTCAAAGTCTACACCTGGAAGTTGATTGCCCAATAGTTCTTCGATACTGCGGTTTATCATTGCCTGATATGGCTTGACTACCTGTTTGTTGAATATCTCTAAACCGATAGCCATTTCATCTTTGTTGCTGCCGAATCCTGTGTTCTCGCGAATACCAAACAGAAGGGGAGTGGTAACACGATGCGCTGTGATAATCTTTTGCTGTGCAGTATCATTCATCAACTGATATTGCTTGTCGGCATCATTAACGGGGAATGGTGTAACTTCAGTCTTAGGTTGGTCACGTTCGTTGAAGAACATAACCACCTTGCCAGCATTACGCGCACCACTCATTTTGTTTTCCCAATCGAGCATCATTTGTTGCTTCTGTTCAGGTGTTGCCTGTCCATTGTAGAAATTGATAATGGTAGATGGGAAAAGACCGTTTGAGATTTGGTTGATATGGAAGATTGAAATCTGCTTATCTAATTCGATGTAGTTAATCGCACTCCAGTAGTCAGGGCGTGGATAGGAATCACTACCTGTATACGTGAAGCACCAATAGATTTGACGTGGTTCTTGTTCGCGTGTTAGATAGTTGTATTTAGGAATGAACTCAGGAGTGTTTTTCTTTTTGCGAATGTTTGACCAGTCGTAGCTGTGAAAGATTCCTATTTCGCTTTCGTCATCTTGATTCACCGCGATTCGGCATTCTTCAAATGGTATGGCATTTAGCTTCGATATTACCGTGCGATCATTGCTCCAAATGACTTCGATGAAGAAACCACCAAACAACTTCAAATCCTTTGCACATGCATAAGTCAAAGTGTCTATGTTCAGCGCATCTAATTCGGCCTGATATTGCTCCGATTGAATGCCCTTACCTGCAATCATATCGCCAATAGCCACAACGAGTGAACCATGTACAGGCGATTCATGTGACAAATCACGCAGGTATTGTGGGAAATCATTTTGATCTCCATAGTTTACCCATCCCTTCCTGTCTACTTTTTCAGCATCGCTCTTAGCAACATACTCGCTAAGCTTCAAAGAAACTATATTTGATTCGTTATGGTTCATAGATTATATCATTTGGTATTGTGATAGAAGGCACATCGAAGAACTGCGTGTTATCCGTTAGGACAACATAACCACGTTTCAATAAACCTACTACACTTGCGTTTGTTGGATCAATATTTACAGCTGAATTTTGACCATATACGTCATAACGATAGCGACCTGCCAGCGTTAGTGAATTAGTTGTTACAGTCAATTGAGTTATACGCACATTCTCATTCACGATTTGCGCTACCTGTGCAAGCTTATCTCCCGTTGTGCTATTTTCTTCGTGTGTTAGAATCAACAGATAGTGCGTGAATGGTGTGGCAAAATACTGCCTTGTTTCATCTAATTGTAAGTAGATGGTTTGTGCAGCTGTATTAGTCTGTAAATATATCATAGTCTTTTTAAATTAAAAGGGCAGATCATAAATAACCTGCCCTTTTTTCAATACAACAAGAATACACAAAACGGAAAACAAATTCTTAGTAAGCAGGGCTTACAGTTATTCCAGCGAAGTTATCGAAAGGAACAGATGTGTAAGGCTCTAAGTGTACAGCTGGAGCAAGTTCTTCAGCAATCAAAGTAACCTGATAACCCATCAAATCAGCCTTCTGCTGTCCTGATTGCACACTACCAGCGGTAAGCTGTGCTCCTTCACCTGCGCCTACAAGCAAAATTTGATCGTCATTCGTGCGAACAAACACAATTATTTTCGCTTTTGCAACAAGCAAAAACTCGTTGCGCATTTCCTGATTCAACTTACCGAAAGTCCATCCAACTTCCTGCGAGAAAAACAGTGTACCTGTTTCCAAATTCTTTTGTACCGTTTCTACGTATGAACCCGAATTACGGAAAGGAACATAACGATAGATGGTTGCCGTAGGCAATGCATCTACTTCGCCATTGGTACCACCATAGGCAATTCCTGTTTCGAAATCTTCATAGTTAGCAATCAGAACCTCTTTGACCCCACCGATACCTTCGAGGCACCCTAATGTGAAGCCCGTTGTCAAGTCACAAGCCATAGTATTGATTATTAATTAGTTAGTTAAAGGGGGCTGTTACACCCCCCGTTATTATTTTAAAAATTATGCACCCCAGTAGGTGATGTCCTCACCAACTGCAATCTGTGCGCCCAAGTAGAAACGTGCACCGTAGCGAACGTTCTGTGAACCATCAAGATTCTGCATGTCCAAAATGAACACTTCGTTCATTTGGTTTTCCTGCCAAGTACCCAACATCAAGTTGCTTGGTTGAGCAAAGATGATGTTGTTAGCAGTCATACCCGGACAAACGTAGATTTCGTACATACCTACGAAACGCTTAGATACTTCAGGACCACCGGTCAAGTACCATCCGTTGCCAGCAGCAATCTGTGCTTGCATGTAAGCTTCCCATGCAGCCTGTCCCATGTAAAGAGCTGGCTTCTCAGCAGCACCTTTAACAGCAGAATTTGCGGTATTGATTACATCCCAAATAGTGGCAATGATGTTAGTGTCGTTCAATGCGCCTGAACCTGCAGATACAGCACCTGAACCACCTGCCTTGATCAAAGTCTCGAATCCATCGTACTGACCAGCTGTTGCGTTAACACCTGACCACATGATAGTTTCGTTAGCAGCTGCGATACCACCTACCAAACGCTCGATAATAGCATCTTGGATTTGAGTATTTACGCGACCTGACATTACATCGGCAGTAGTCCAGTCAATGAAGAAATCTTTTTTACAGATTTGACGCTGTACTTGGAATTCTTCCAAAGTCAAAATGCGCTCGGTCAAAGTGATTGTTCCGGTTGGGGTAAAGTCACATGTTCCAGCCGCAAATGATACGGTGTCATCAATTTTACGTACTACTGATTTGTAAGGTACGTTTGGCTTCATTGTTACATATCCTGCAGATACGTTCGACAACAAAGCTTTAGCTACGATTTCACCAGCTAAT